AGCCATTACCGGGAAACATAACGCACTACCCATCGGCGCGTACTTTGCCGAAGGAAAATCGGTGATGAAACCAATTCGATCGGGTAGTTCAATAGTATTCGTAGAAAGTGCCAACAAACCGTCAAGGATGTTGGGGTTATCCGCGAATAGGTAAGATACGAGTTTCCTAGAAATCCGATCACTCGCTGACGACATGTCAATCGTCGCTAGCGAACCGGTAGAAGACCCGTATAATGCCAACCTTCCATTAACATTTTGATCCGTAAAATTAACCTTGCCCTTAGTTTCTGGGTGAGTCATAATACGGTGATACAGGGCGTTTTTTATCCCCTGCTGGAGGTATTGTGTTTCCAATTGTTCTATACATATACCGCGTGCTTTCGAGTACGTTTTTGGAACGAATTTCAAGCGCGAGGATGGTTCATATTGGCCGGGAAGGCCTTTATGAGACAGAATTCCGCCGATCCTGTCCTGCATATACTGCAGGAAATGTGCCCACTTCTGGGAAATTGTTAAAACCCCATAATTGGAACACAGTGTGTACTTACGAGGAATGTTAAACCATTCATCATAAGGAAACCAGGTATCAAGGGTAGTGTACTTCACGTGTGGACGAAAGCGCACGTGAGCTTTGGTAGGAGTGTTCGTTGCACCAGGCCCCGGACGGGGCAAAAACAGTTCGGCTTGAGCGGGATCAAAAGGATCTAATCCCTTTAAAACTCTACCGATAGTTTTCCTGGCATGGCGAAGTATTGCCCTGTTGGGCTCAGCATCGAATTCAAGATAACGCAATTCAATATCTGTCTCCACAAAGTCGACTAGCTGTTTGTCGAGTACACCTTGTTTATACGGACCCTCCAATTTTTTGAAGGCTACACAAACCTGATATAATTGGCTCATGCAAATGACCGTATGTTCACTATTTGGATCATCATAAATCGGAGCAATTAGCCGTCGCAGAAATGCGGGGTATTTTGCATCTTGCGCTAAAGAAAAGCCAGGGTAGTCCGATACACCAGTCTCAAGATAGGTTAGTACCATATCGAAGAGAGCTGGTAGGGTCCTAGTTGCAAAGCTAAGACCCTCATGATGGAAACGCCGTATGATAGTTTTTTTATCTGCGGCAAAGTCAGCTTTACCAAACAATGAGTTGTTATTGTAGGAATCCGTTAGTATCGCTACAAGATAATCACAGACTACATCGTGATCCTTGAGAAACACCTTGAGGTTAGCTTTACCCCGAACAGATTCACCATCCAAAGGGATGGGTTCCTTTGGCTTTTCAGAATCGGTGCATTTAAGCATCTAAACTCTCCAGCCATAGGAGTCTACACCCAGATGGTAAAAATCCACTGGATGACAATAACAAACGCCTCTGCCACCTTTTGTATAATGGCAATCTCCCACATTATATGAAAGATCCCATCAGATTATCGATGAAAGAGACTTCGGCAAGACCATCCCGGAAAAGTACAAATTCGGGTGTGATCTCTGCGATCGTAAATTCCTTGGAGCACGTAAGGGTGAAATTCATAGTAACCCTTTTTGGTTCAGAATTTGCGTTAGCAGCAGGTACCAGATATATGGATCTCTGGAACAGATGCCGAGGAGCGGTGGTTTTTCTGTCGTGTTTAACGACGAGAATGGATTCGGCAGCAAGAGCTGCAGCCGTCTCGGAATAAACGCCAACAACCGATTTTGTATCCGGTTCCTGGCCCCGAAACGCAAAAATCCTATCTCCAACACCGTCATTCAGTGTAACTGGGTTTGCAAGTAATCC